AGCTGATGCTACACCTCGGTAAAATCGCCCCGATAAGGGGGCGACTGTCCCGAGTAATGGATTCATAAATCCGTGCTTAAGGCTTTCGCCTCTGCCCAAGCGTAATGCTAAGATATTTTTGTGGTGGGCCGTCTATAGACGGCGGTCGATCCGAAAGTATCTGGGAGGTCTAGTTCTGGTCTGAGTAATTGGATAAAGAATTAGTTCCTCTATAGTTGAGAGACTAACCCTTAGTGGGAGCCTGCAGCCTAGGGCGTAAGCCCTGGAAACTGAAGCTTAATAGTCGCAATCGATTTAGCATACCATAGTGTCCGTAACTCGTTTAAGCATTCTTTCCCTTCGATCTTGCCGACCGGTAGGATCTGAGCTTTGGTGATAGTAAGGAATATCCGGCAGAAAGTCGGTGACTTCCCCAGCGTATCCAAAGTGCGGAGTTAGAGTGGACTGATCGAGATTTGTTCTTTTCTTGGAGTTAGCAAATTCCTCACAATTTTTATATTATGAAAAAATTACCTATTTTTAAAAAGAACTCAGCGCGGGGTAATCGTTTACCCATGTCTAAATTTTTGGTTAAAGCTATTAATGGCTTGTTTTCCGTAAAAGGAAAACGGGCACAATTTGACTGATTCTTGCGAATCTCTCAAGTTGTGCTTGGTCGTAGATCTACAAGCATGTGTCGAGTGAACCTTCACTTTGTAAGACAGTGCCAGCATCTTGCGCGAACGAACAGCATTCCCTTTCTGGTTAAATACCTGAAAGCTTGCCACGTTTTATTAATGCAATCTGCTGCCGGGATGAAAATCCCGGCCTCCCAGTCATTGGGAGTTGCAGTGTCCCGAACAAGGGGAGGGATACCACGGATCGTTCCAGTTTTATTACGGGAACGGATACGGGGGGGTGATGTTAAGGCGATAAAGTGGTCCCTGACTCTGATGTCCGTTTATCGGATCTTAGAGTTTCCGGGATTGCCGAATCTATCTACCATCACAGCCCCTGGCGCGGATTGGTCAAAGCTGATGCCTGAAGCGGCCCGAGCAATCGAGCTGTTTTGGCGCCTTCGGCCTTGGGCCAACTGATCCCTGGAGAAGTTAATCTTCAAACCTTTTCTCATAGACAAGGTGTCCTCTACCTCGGACGCCACAGGAGAGACCCAAAAGGCCACTTCTGTGTTCGGTCTGGTTAGAGCTGCCCATGCATGATTTTCTGGTCCCTTTGACACTATCGAAAGATGGTGCAACGAGACTGGGAATGATTTGCTTCTTGAATATATCTTTTTTATGACCGAGGAGCCGATTACTTGAAAAGTAGCCAGCCTTGGTCGATTAGGATTTAAGCAAGAAGCGGCAGGAAAGGTTAGAGTCTTTGCTATGGTCGACGCGATGACGAATTGGCTGTTGAAGCCACTTCATGATTTGCTGTTCGACTACCTCAGAGGAATTGATCAAGATGGGACTTTCGATCAGATAGCTCCGGTTGAGAAGTTGCAACGGAAAGGGCATCGCTCTTTCTGGTGTTACGACTTGTCTAGTGCTACTGATAGACTTCCCGTCAAGCTACAGGTCCTCCTACTTCGACCCTATTTAGGGAAGATAGCGGAGCTGTGGGCCAGCTTACTTATAGACCGGGATTACACCTACCCCATGGGTAGAGGTAAGGTCGGTTCCGTTAAGTATGCGGTTGGTCAGCCGATGGGGGCACTGTCCTCTTGGGCAATGCTTGCACTGACGCATCATTTTATCGTGCAGTGAGCGGCTATGCGCTCAGAGTCGGGTAACCGGCACTGGGGGCGTAGCTACTCGTTGCCTGGTAAAGTGATGTTTAGCTTCCGTTGGTTTGAAAACTATGCGGTACTAGGCGATGATATTGTTATCGCTGACGGACGCGTAGCGCGGGAGTACGTGCTCTTGATGTCCGAGCTTGGCGTCGGAATCGGTTTGGCAAAGTCCTTAATCTCCCATCATGGAGGGTTAGAATTTGCTAAACGGTATTTCGTCGCCGGGGTCGATGCATCCCCCGTTCCTTTCAAGGAGCTTTTTGCAGCCCGGGGGAGTATATCTTCTCTTGTTCAGTTCGGGGCCCGTTATGGGCTCCGGATTGCTCAATTGTTGGATATACTTGGGTACGGATACCGTGTTAAGGCCCTCTTGTCGAAGCCTCTAACGAGACTTCCGCGGAGGGTGAAGAACCTAGTGTTGATGGTGATGGCGCCGAAGCCAGGAGTTAGTTCGCTTGAGGCCTGATTAATGCTTCACAGTATTGATCGGATCTCACGTAAGTCGAACTGACTTTCTGTGCTCTGAGGTTACATTGCTTTTCAGCAGAACCGTTTAGGAGACGCCCTAGAGGCAAAGCAGGCGCAGTGAAATGTGTTTGCTAAGGCTATGGGTCACCTCCAAGACGGCGGGTTCTTTAAGGGCAGC